CTGAAACTCTTTGAGCTGTTGTTCCTGATGGTATTGTTATTGAATCTGTTCCTGTAAATATTGAATTCTTCCTTGCAAAATCGTTTAAATCAGACATTAGAAGTTCTCCGATAGTTTCCAACCGTAAGTTGAACCTGTATAAACTAATTCAACTGAAGCGTTTTCAATATTGATTACCAAATCCTCTGAAAGACCCATAATTTTATGTCCGTTTTGTGCAAAGGTTAAATTATTTGTATCAAATGTACCTGCTAAATCTAAAGCTTTTACTATATCACCTACAGCAGGACTTGTAGGAACATTTACTGTAACAGCAGCTGAAGATGTATCTACAAAAAGTCTGTCGTTATTATTTGGTGTATATGGAGAATCTGTATTGTCTATAGATGTCCAAGGATTACCTGAACCGCCAATACCAGCCCATACACTTCCATTATAACCTTCCCAAGTTGTTAGTGATGTATTAAATCTTATTACACCTTGACCTGGTGAACCTGCTCTTTGAGCAGTAGTACCTCTTGGTAATGGTAGTTCGCCTGTGCTACTATCAAAATCTGTTTTAGCAACTGTAACAGCGTCTGTAGCTACTTTATCTACACTAACTGCACTATCACTTATAGAATTAGTTTTTACTTTACTTAATGCCATATTTGTTCCTTAGTAATATTTATACGATTACTCATCACTATCTGTAGTATTATTATATTTTTTAGAGTCATCAAATTGTTGTATGGTGGTTGTAAAACCAAAGTCATCGTCAGCGTCAGCGCTTGTAGGACTAGGTACAACTATAATTCTCTCTTCTCTCTTACTTGTACTATCTGTATCTGTATATAGATCGGACTGAGTTTGTTTAATAACTTTCTGAGTACCAGCAGGACCAAATAAGTAAGTTTTTGCTGTAAAATTTAATGTGTAAATAACAGCTCTTCTTCGTGTAAAATTGCCATCATAAGAATCATCAAAAGCAACATTATTTAAAATAATAGGTACATCTCTTTTAATATTCATTTCAGGTATTTGATTTATAGTTACTGTATAGTCTGGTTGAAAGTATGGTAATATTTGTTCTACTATTTGTAATCCACTTTCAGCAGTTGCCGTAAATATATGTAAAGAGTATGACATATTGTATGGAACTGGTGTATAATTAAAATTTAATATCTTACCATCAGTACTTGATTTAACTGTTTTAAATTTTTGTATTCTTGTCAACTTTCTACTACCATCATAAGTTATACCTGTAATTTCAAATGACATACGAGGTAAAGTAATTGCCATTTCTCTTTCGTCTAAACTTGCTTGTTGATCTAATCTTACTAAAAATTTTTCTTTAGGTGCATATGCTAAAGGTACTTTAATAGATTGAATAACACTACCACTACTATTCTTTTTTTTGATTTGTATGTTGTTAAAGATTTGACCAAACGCAACGGTCATCTTTCTCATACCTTCGTTATAAAAATAATTACCAAACATTAAATAATACCTCCATCAACATCACCAAAAGGATTTCTTTCTGTGAAGTCTAAAATATCATCAGCAGTAGAAGCTGTATCAAAACCTGCCTCTGTATCTAAATCAATATTATCAGCATACGGTGATTGTGTTTGTAAAGCATATGTTTCTAATAACATATAGTTTACATCACCACTTGCACTATCATTTTCTAATACGATTGAACCTGTTTCAGCTTCAAGTGTAACTTGATGAGCTAATTGATCTAAACTGTATTGATCTTCAGCAGTATCAATATCTGTAACACCTGTATTAAGTTGTTCAGATGAATACTCCCAACGAGTACATCTTAATTTGTAAACCGGTAATTGACCTAATTGAAAGAAAGGTTCCTGATCTTCAACAAATTGTATTTCAAAAAAACTATTCATTAAAGGCATATAAATTATATCACCCTCATTTGGTCTTCCTTCTTTTATTAATGTATGCTGTGAGTCAACTTGATCTTGCCATCTTCTTTTTGAAACCATAAAGGTTGTGTCTTCTCTGATTTCTAATCCAAATTTATTAATTAATTCTTGGTCTCCTGCAAAACCCTCAGTAGTTTCCATATACATTTCAATTAGATACGAGTCATCAAATTTAGAAGACATATCTTCTCCTAAAATTAAATCTTGGTTAACTAATGTTCTTGGTAAATAGTAAACGTCTTTGCCATAAATCTTTAGGCCTTCGACAATTAAATCTTCGTGTAATCTTTTTTCGGCTGTGTTGCCTATACCGTTTCCACTTTGAAAGTAATGATTGACCGGCATGGCATTATCCTATCATCATTGCTGGGTTTAACTCGAATGTTGATCTGATTTCTGTTTCTAATTTTTCTATATCCTGTAATGCTTGGGAATATATTTCCTGACCATTTAATGATACACCACCTAACATAGCAACACCATTAAATTTAGATAAGTTAGCGCCCCATTGTTTTTTAAATAAAGCAACTGTATATCTTTTTAAATATATGTCATTAAATACGTCTGTAAAAACTGTGGGGTCTAATTTTCTATAAGCTTCTATAACAATATATTCGTCTGTTGCTAAATCGTTAGTCCAATCCATATCAATGTATAGTCTATTTTCATGTTGATTAAATCTAATAGGTTTTTCACCTACTAATATGTGGTCTAAAAAATCTAAATGTCTTAATACCACATCGTAATTTATAATTGATGTAGATGAAAAGTCATATAGATCGTTTAATCTTAATTGATATCTTACATCAAATAAGTTTAGATTACCTTTGTTGGAAAAGGGAAATATGTTTATAACTGAAACTATAGATTCTGGTGTAACCAAGTAATTATTATCTTCATACCAAGTTGTCGATACACTATCCTGTGTAGCTGTTTCCGATTCTGGATTTTTGGCAGATAAACGAGTCTTATCAGCAGATGTTAATTTATATTTTAGATAACATCTTTTGATACCGTCATAATGGTATTGAGAGAAGAATTGTAAAGCCTCATCAATCCTATCTTCTAATTGACTATCATCGGCATTTATTTCAATGACAGGCTTTCCTAATGCTCTCAAAGCATATTGTTTTAATGTTTCTCTGGTACTTGGTGTTGCCATTTTTTACCTTTTAAGTTATTCAGTAATATTTATAATATAACAGGTAACTATTAGATGTTTTCAGTCAACAACCAACCTTGTGTAGTGTCAACGTAAACTAAACCTATTGACGCTCTTTCAGTTGAAACTGTCATATCCGCAGCTGATCCCATAATATTTTTACCATTTCTAGCAACTGTGATATTGTTTGTATCTGCTGTTCCAGCATAATCAACAATACGAACTTCATCTCCTATACTTGGAGAACTAGGTAGAGTAACAGTTATTGCAGCTGATGTAGTATTTACAAAATAACCCTCACCAGCAACTGCTGTGAAAGCAGATGTTTTAACTGCTTGCCAATCAGTACCTGCTGATATAGTAGCACTACCACCTAATGAAACGGAAGATCCGTTAATAGTAATAGATGAGTTAGTTAGTGAACTATTGCCAATATTTGATAATGTGTTACTTGAACCACTTATTGTTTTATTCGTTAATGTTTGAGTGCTTGTTAATAATGCGATAGCACTTGTATTAGATAAATCAGTTGAAGCGATTGTGATATTGCCTGTACCATCAAAACTTTTACCAGCAATTGTTCTTGCTGTTTCTAATGCTGTTGCTGTAGCTGCATTTCCTGATGTGTCTTGGTTACCTGAAGTATTAACACCTGGTAAGTTAATGTTAGCAGAACCATTAAATGAAACACCACCTATTGTTCTTGCTGTAGCAAGAGTTGTTGCTGTGTCAGCGTTACCAGTAACATCACCAGTAATATTACCTGTGAATGTACCAGCGATTGCACCAGTACCTGTGATTGTAGGACTAGTTAAAGTTTTGTTTGTAAGTGTTTGTGTAGAAGTTAATAATACAATAGCACTTGTGTTAGATAAATCTGTACTTGCAATTGTTATATTAGCACTACCATCAAATGATTGACCAGCAATTGTTCTAGCAGTTGCAAGTGTAGTCGCTGTATCAGCGTTACCTGTTACATCACCAGTAATATTACCAGTAAATGTTCCTGCAATTGCACCAGTACCTGTAATTGTAGGACTAGTTAATGTCTTATTAGTTAATGTTTGAGTACTTGTTAATAATACAATATCACTTGTATTAGATAAGTCAGTTGAAGCGATAGTAATATTAGCACTACCATCAAATGATTGTCCTGCAATTGTTCTAGCAGTTGCTAAAGTAGTTGCTGTGTCAGCGTTTCCTGTTACATCACCTGTTATGTTACCCTCAACGTTTGCAACTAATGTTCCTGTTGTTATTGTTAAATTTCCTGTGCTTGAAGCAGTCGCTGTTGTAGTACCTACTGTAAATTTATCTGCACTTTCGTCCCATGCTATAATAGCGTTATCGCCTGTAGAACCTCTTTCAATTAAAATACCAGTATCGTTAGCGTTTGAACCTGCGCCTGAGTTTAACTCTATTAAATTATCTGTAATAGTTGTATTTGTTGATGAAACTGTTGTAGTTGCACCGTTAACTGTAAGATTACCACTTAATGTTAAGTTAGCAAATGAAACATTGTCACTAGTTGATAGTGATTGGTTTGTATCGGATAAATCTGTAGCAGCTATTGTAATATTAGCAGAACCATCGAATGATTGACCAGCAATTGTTCTAGCAGTTGCTAATGTTGTTGCTGTATCAGCATTACCTGTAACATCACCAGTAATATTACCAGTAAATGTACCAGCGATTGCGCCTGTACCTGTAATAGTAGGTGACGTTAATGTTTTATTAGTTAAAGTTTGTGTAGAAGTTAATAATACAACATCACTTGTGTTTGATA